GTGGGTAGTGTATGGGCTCATACGGTGATGGTTAACGGTACTCCTCGCTTCAGGGCAGGTGTTGCAGGCATTGGTGGTGCCGTCTCTTACCAAATCGCAGGAAGAAATAATGGCACCGATGCATTCTCAACAATGCTGTCTGTGAAGCCAGGCTCAGTTGTTTACACTTCTGAAAATACCACTAAATCCTCCGATGGCACGCTGAAAGCAGCTTCGCCGGTGGCCAGAATCGTGAAATCTCAGAACGAGAATCAGCGCACCGATATTGATGAAAATGATTTTATCTGGTGCGGCTGCGGTACTGCGAACACCGAAGCTGAAGGAATCAAAATTTCCCGGGTCGATGTTGGTGTTTATGTGCTGACAGGTTCGGCAGGCCTGGCGTCAGAGGGATGGCAGTTACTGCCGCCAATGGACCCTGTCGGCATGGGGGAACTGGGTGTAGTTGAGGCAGAGCAAACCGAAAACGGAGGACTGACTATCCGCCTGTTTAAGCGAAAATACCTGCTAGGCGATGACGGGGAGATCGTCAAAACGAAAGGGGAACCGATGGACGTGCCAGCGAACAGCTGGATCGATGTTCGCCTGGATATGCCTGATGATTCTGCCTTTAATCAGCGGATGAGTCAGGGACTTGAGCCATAGCCGCACGTTGATTCCAGATACTGTTTTGCGGCATCTCTACACGGACACTGACAAACTGATCGGCCGGAATGTCGGCCGCTTCGCCATCTGCGAGACCTTCCCGGGAGTTCCTCGCAAATATCGGTGCCGTCGAGTATTCCCGGTGGAATGTTTTCACGAGCACTGACCCGTCGGCATTTACCTCATAGTCAAGCCAGATCAGGGCCTGCCCGTTGCGATCTTTAGGAATATCAAAACCGCCATCAATCCCACCCCACGCCGCATCAGAGTTCATACCCATGCAGCCCTCGATCAGATACTCTCCGGCTTTCATACGAGTTACAGAACAGCCTTCTGATTCGTCATTAGTTTCAAACGAACCGTCTGCAAAAAGCTTAACTACTGGGGATGCAGCCTTGAGCGTTCCGTCACTGGCTTTCGTGGTGTTCTGCGTCGAATAAATGGTGTGCGTCGTGGAGAACCCTACGTTAGCATTGCCCTGAATTGTTCCATTACCCTGACGATATTTGAGGCCCTGAGAGGTGGACGCTAACTGCCACGACACATAGCCACCACCCGACGAATCATGCCAGCCACGGAGTGTTAACATGCCCGTGTAAGTATCAACTCCGCTGCCTCCACCCCATCCATTTCCTCCAAGCTGTATGCCAAAAGACATGCCGAGCGGATATTGTGAAATACCATCATAAGAGGCAAGGTTCCTGTAATCGCGATGAACCTGGACCATAACAGCGGCTCCGTTGATGTACGACGACACCGGGGCAAACTGATTATCAACGTCTCTTGTAGCGCTATTTCCCAAACCGAGGTTTGTGCGTGCGTCAGCGGCATTCGTTGCCCCGGTCCCACCCTGGCTAATTGGGACTGCTCCATTACTTCCTTTCTGGACCAGTTTGCCGATCGCCGGAATGGTTACACGAGCGCCGTTGATGGTAACGGTGATGTTCTGGTTTGCTGAGGTGGTGGCGAACGTCTCCCAGGCGCCGATGTTCTCGTCATACTCGTTGATGAGCTGAGACATGCTCTGCGCCAGGCCGTCGACCGAGAGACTATCAGTAACAAGAATGCCGTACTTCTGGCCGCTCAACGCCGGAGACGCGGCAGGCGTAACCGTCAGTGACGTCGCACTGTTGATGGCGATGATCTGAAACATCTGTACCGGGTTAGAAAGAACAAACAACGTCTGGCCAATCCGAATCTGGCTGGCCGGTGCCGTCCAGTTCGTGCCGGTGCCGGTGGCTGTATTTCCGTTAATGGCGATGGTGCCAGTGTTATAAAGCATATTATCTCCAGGCAATAAAAAACCCCGCCGGAGCGAGGTTGATTAAAAAGACAGTTTATTCAGACGTACATATCGGGAAGAACGGGAAGATTCAGTGGCGTTACCGTGTCATTACCAAAAATTGCATACCGCTCGCGCCCAAGATATTTCCCACCCTGAACTGAAGCACTGCCGTTCTGTATTTTTATTCCGAACATTCGATACACGTACATGCCATTTACTTCGTGAGCCATCAGCCCGAACCTGCCCAGCGGAACATAGCCGCTGCCGATGCTCACGGCATTTTTCGAAGGCGTCCAGAGTTGGTTGAGGTAGACGAAAGGCCGCTTTGTCGTCGAAAACGTGCAAGCCCCGGCTGCATTGAAGATGTTGAGGCCGGTGCCCGGCTGAGGCGCCACGCCACTGGCAAAGATGACAATATCTATCGTGCCGGTCGTCGGAGCATCATCGTTGGTGGATGGAGGGCTGAAGAACCTGACCGTGTTGCCATCGAAATCGACTGTGTTACCGCTATTGCAGCGCCCAAAGACGATATATTTGGACTTGTCGTACCCCGCTATCGTGGGAACTGCCCAGCCGCCAGTGGGAACATTGACGGTACCCTTCCAGATACACTGTCCTGACTGTGTAGCATTGGTTATTGAGGTGAAGTCAGTGCTGTTGCTGATGAGAAGACCCACACCACTACGCTGGCCTGACGGAAATATCTGCCAGAGGCTACCGGGGAACGTGTACGTACTTTCACGCTCACTGATGCTTACATCCTTCATCGTGGAGTTCTGCGTCACGCGGCCACCGGATATGGTGACCGAGTTCATTTTATGAAGCAGCCCTGAATCAAGATAAGCCGTTGCGTGAGGGATAAACAGCACCTGCGCCCCGGAAACATAACCGGCAATATCAGCGTACTTGGCTTTCTGGTAGCCACTGTCAAAGTTGGCCCCAAACGACGGGCATCGCAGGCCCGCAGTTATCTCCATGCGCTTTCCGCCGTCATTTAGTTCTATCAGTAGTCCTGTCGGCATTTTATGTCCACGTCCCCAGTACGATGCGGCCGCCACCCGGAATATTAATGGTTACGCCATTACCATTAATCAGCGTTGTATTGCCGGAGCCATTGAAAGAAAAATTACCGTTTGTGGCGTAAATCGAGCCGCGAACGGTCACGTTGTTAAACGTCGCGTAGCCAGATTTGTTGATGTGCCAGCCAACGTTCCCGGTGCCGTCCCAGGTTGAAGATTGGATATAGCTGCCGATCTTGGCGTTTCCAATCGTCCCGTCTCCAATAACCGTGTCCCGAATTATGGTCTGCCCATTCTGGATAACGAAAGGAAGCGTAACGCTCGCTCCGGCCTGGTGCGTTACGGCGAAGCGGTCAGCCAGGAAGATAACCTGCGACTGCATGCCGGACGGCGTATTCTCCACGCCGATCCCCATCCCTGCCGCGTAAAGCTGACCATTGCTGGATAACCCGACCTTGATGCTGTACATCGCCTTCAGGTCGCCGTTGACGTTCGCAATGGCCTGCGCGTTGGTGGTGATCGCTGAAGTGTGCCCGTTGATGGTCGCCGTGATGCCGTTTATCTGCGTGGCGGTGGCCTGCTGATAATCGGAGAACGTCTGGTTCAGGCTGTTGATGGATGCCTTGTTGCCGTTCACGTCAGTCTGCAAACTTAGCAGCGAACGCGCCGTTGCCTCCTTCTCGTTGACGATCACCTCATCAATGCGATCCAGGTGCGCGCTGTTACCGGCGACCGATGCAGACAGCGTTTTGCGCGCAGCCACCTGCGCCAGGTTGCCCTGAATAATCGCGATGGCGGAGTTCTTCACTCCCCCCGCCATGCCGTCCACAGACACATTGATGCTATCGATTCGCTGACCCAGTGCGGTATCGGCCGTCGCCACTGTCTGCTCAAGCTCGCTCAGAGAAGAAGACACATCTCCGACCGTGCTCGACAGGTTTGTAACGCTGGTCTGAACCTTCCCGATATCCTGGGCATTTTTGGCGATTTCCTGCGCCTGTTGCGCCAGTTCATCGTTGGCCTGTTTGATGTCGTCAGCCATGCCAGCAATTTTTTCATTGCTGTCTACCGCGTTCTCGATCAGGTCTTTGAACGTATCGGAGCCTTTCATGTCCTCCAGAATGGCATCGGTGATATCGGATACATCGATGCTGGCCTGTCCGCGCACAAAGTCTGTATACCCTGATTCGTTTCCGCTGCGGTCCACCAGCTGCGCGCGGTACCAGAAAATTTGCCCTGCCTTAAGGCCCATCTGCTGATACTTGCGCTGCGGATAAGGCACATCGGCCAGCAGCATCGCATCCTCTTCGATACCCGTCAGGCTGTACTGAATTTCCGTCTTCAGCGTGTCGTCGGTGTTCGCCGGGAATCCCCAGCTCAGCTCGATACCGAATACCACATTATCGGAAGCGATGAAGCCGACCGGTTTCGGCGGATTGCCCACTTTACCCGTCAGCGTTTTCTCTTCCGAATATCCCCATCCGGAAGAAATTTCTGCGGCATTGATGGCGCGTACACGTACCAGATAGCGCCCGGCATAAATCCCAGGAACGTCGAATGACGTGGTGGAACTGCGCGGCACGTTAACCCAGTTCCCGTCGTTGCGGCGCCATTGCGCTTCATAGGCGATAGCATTCTGCGCCTGGTCCCAGCTCACGCGCATGGTTTCGACGCTGATATTCTGCTGCACCACTGAAAACGAACTGATTACGATGTTGTCTGGCGGTGACTGATTGCTGGGCGGGATCACGCTCACCGGCCGCTGGTCAATGATGGCTCCGGTATCGATTCGGGCATATTTATCCGGATCATGATTTGCACCGACGATTGTGAACGTGCCGTCATTATTATCTGTTACCGTTATAACGCGATACTGCTGTGCATAGAGTTCATCAGACTCTATGACCCACACGGCCTGAGCCACCGGCGTTTCGCTGTAAGCAGTCGTAACGGTTACTTTATTGCCCGTTATCGACTGGATGGTGCGTGACTGTGAAACACCCGATGGAAGATTGACAATCATCCTGTCGTCTGCCGAAGCATCCGGCGCCCTGTCCAGCGTCAGCACGCGACCATTCACCGCAGAGATACGGCCGCCCAGGTCGCGCCCGGAGAGATTTCGGTCCGCTACAGCGATTACATAGCCAGGCTGCGGAATGTTGCCATCTTCCCCTACATTGAAAGTAACAACGCGATCTTTGTTGTTGGTGAGGATCCCACATCGCCCTTTCCGATTCGCTTCCGACTGACGGGTACAACCGATAGCCGTTATCTCAAGTTGATTAAACCCATAACGCGCAACCAGCGCCTGCTCAAAAACAGGCTCCATCGCATCAGAATAAGCGTTATCAGGATCAGACCAGGACACCAGCGCATTGGTGTAACGGTTCTTTGTGGTGCTGCTGGAATAGGTAAAGCGCCCATCAATAACGTTCGCATGCGTGTATGTAAAATCTACATCTCTCGGCATGTCCGCCAGCGCCACAATCTGGTCGTCGCCCCAGTAGGTCATCCCACGGAAGATGGCAGCAAAATCACGCAGGACCGTATAAGCGTCGTTGCGTTCCTGAATGTAGACGTTGCAGGTATAACGTGGTTCGGTACCACTTCCGCCTTTGCCGTCCGGTACCATTTGATCGCAATACTGCGCAACCTGGTAGAGCGTCCATTTATCTATGTTGGCCGTTGAAAGACGATCCCCAAGTCCGAAACGGTCGCTAACCACCAGGTCGTAGAATATCCAGGCAGGGTTATCGGTCCAGGCCCATTTAAATGTCCCAGTCCACGTACCGCTATAAGTGCGGGTTTCGGGGTCGTAAGTATCCGGTACGCGGATAACGCGGCCGCGGGGCTCGCAGGAGATCTGCGGGATAGAGCCGTTAAACTGGCTCGAATCGAATTCGATATAAAGCAGCGCTGTGTTTGGATAGCGTAACTTGGCATCAATTACCTCGGTAAAGCTCTGCAAGATCATCGTGTCGCCGATCTTCGCGCTGTTGGCATCAGACGTTATCTTACGGAGTCGGATTGTCCAGGTACTGCCAGCCTGAGGTAAATCAATACGGTGGCTGCGCTCGTAACCTGAAGTCGTTTTGCCGGTCACACTGGTATTGAGTACCGTCTGCCATGTGCCACCATCCGTCTGCAGGTCAATCGCATAATTAACCGAGTAACCGACCAGATCGCCGTCGTCCTCCTGCTTGAAAAGCGAAGGCCATTTCAGGCGCAGGCGAACCGCTGAAAGCTGCATATTGGTAAACGTGCGCGTCCACGCTGTAGCGCTCGATACCTCAGTTCCCACGTTGATTTCGTTTTCGGTACCGGGTATGCCCTGAATATATTTTTGCGCCTGAGTTCCCGCGCGAAATTCCCACGTAACGCCGCTGAAGTTTTGAGAGCCGTCAGCATTCTCCAGAGCCGTTCCGTCCAGGTAGATATCCCTCGCGGTCAGCCCACCAGCAAACTCCCCTTCACCGAGAACCATCAGGATTTTCGCTTTCGCAACGGACTGGAGATCATCGGGCTGCTCGACAGGGGTGCGAGAACTCGAGCTGCCGCCTTTACGTCCGGTAATTGTTTTAACCATATCGCGCCCATAAAAAAAGCCACCCGAAGGTGGCCTGAATGACAAATATTTGTTATTGCTGATCTTCTACGTAAATCCCGGCAGAGGCAACAGCGCCGCCGATTCGCCGTTTACCATAGAGAATGGGGACAGGGTTTCCCTGAGAGGTTGTGTTCGTCACGCCACCAAAGGCGTAGCTGGCTTGGTTATCCGCAGATTGCTTACTGGCGAGCCCGGTTGTCTGTGGGGAAAGCATCTGGACTACGCCGCCGATCGCCATTGATGCCCCAATCCCCGCCACAGCGCCCCATCCACCAGCGAAAGCGGTACCACCAATCCCAATCGCGGCCCCTCCCGTGACGAACGCAGCAACAGCGACAAGGGCAACCCCGAGGATTGTCTGAAACACCCCGGCTCGCTTACTGCCGATGATCACCGGCGCGATGCGGATTTCCTCTGTGCTCCTGTCCATACTGAGCTCATCGTTTAAGAGGTTTCGTTTCCCGCTGAATACCGCATAAGTTAAACCTCGTTGCTTACTGGTATTCAGGAAACGTTCAAAACCCGGCACGATAACGCTTAGGGCGCGGATGGCCTCCTTTGGTGAGGCTACTGATAAACGATATTCACGCCCGAAGGTGGCGCCTAGCACGCCGTACAATCGTATTGTGCGGACCGGCTCAACATTGAGTAATGCAGCCATTTTTCCCCCATAAAAACTGTCACAGGCAGTTATCAGAAACGGTCTTTAAAGCGCAGTATTTTCATCGTGCGCTCACGCCAGTAACCGCCATAAGGTACGCGCTGGCTCAGATGACCATAAAGGTGATGCAGTAGCATGTTGCCTTCCAGCAGAATCCCCGCATGATTCCACTTATCAGCCTGAACCTGCATGATCACCATATCGCCAGGTTTTGGCGGCCCGTCGAATTCACGGAATCCGCACTCATACCAGCAATCCTGATAGAAGTTGTCCGGGTAGTCGTTTTCCCACCAGGGATAATCGACCCGGTAATCGTGAAGCTCTATCCCGTGCGTTTGCCGGTAATAGCTCATCACCAGCCCCCAGCAGTCAAAGTGACCAAGCACAAACGGGCGCTCCAGCAGCGGCAGTTCTCCACGCGGCTGGATGGTTCTTAAATCCCCCTCCGGCCAGCTCACGATATGCCAGGGTAAAAGCGTTGAGTCGCATTGCGCTTTATCCAGTTCGCTCGGCTGCGTAGTGGCGTCAGGGTGGCTGTGAACGATGGCGATCACCGTACCCCAGTCCTCAGCAACTGCGTAATCTTCCGGGCAGAGGACAAAATTTTCCTCCGGCGCCACGGCAAGATTCCGGCACGGAAAATAACGTTCAACGCGGCTTTTCTGCGCCACCACACCACAGCACTCACGAGGATATTCAGCGGCTGCATGCGCCATAATCGCATCAATGGTTTTCTGACGCATATCAGCTCCTGATTAAAGACGTTCCCGGGAAACCACCAAACGGCAGTTCTTCATTCTCTCCGAAGCGAAGTTTGCACGCCGTGAGCGTACCGTTACAGACATCAAGCGAGGGATCATCGACAGGATTATTATTGTTATCGAAGTATCTGGTTCCGGCATAATCGCAACCGTCACCGGTTCGGTACTTATTGCGCATGCACCAGGTACACAGGGAATGAAGCTGGCGCGTGGGGATCATCTTACCCTGCAACGACATCGGGCTATCGAGTACGAATTCGATACTTTCGCCCGGAATTTCGCTGCTTTTACCATCAATGTAAAAAACTCGTTTTCTGACCTGTTGCGGATCAGCTGTTGCGTTACCTGCTGGGAAGTTCTTCGCATCGAGATAATGCGAATAAGTGTCATAGATAGTGACTTTCGCCTGTAGCATATCGTCATAAGCAAGGCACAGCGCTGTAATCTTGCTATCGATATCTGCAACCGTGAGTGTTGGCTGGGCACTGTTGCCGTCTGTTGAGGCTTCAAGCCCTTCTATTTGATACGGCCAGGCGGCATATTCCTCCCCCTGCCACCAGATACTTTTCGCCTTCAGCTTTGATTCATCGCCACCAGCGGCAGCGATTTCTTCTTCTGTGTGCGGGAGGTTGTATGCGTGAAATCGCAGTACATCATCCACGCCGAACGTAGAGCCATCAACTTCGATAAGCCGGACTTTATTACCGGGCTCAAGGCTTTGATAGTCTGCTGTGATCATGGTGCGTACGCCTGTTTGAATGTTGCGGAAATGGTCAGAACGTTGCTGGATAAGGGCTGTGACTTGATTGATTCGGCCTCAATCCGGTAGAGCCCAGTTTCGCCAACTGGCGATGTCCAGATGAATGACTTTATAACGTGAGAACGAAAGAATTTAAGGGCCTGGAGCATGTCCGTTTTTTTGCCCGTTAGGGTAACAGGCCATGACTGCTTTTCAGGGTTGATGCCTTCCCCTGCAATCTGCTCATAGCCATCGCCAAAGGTTGCAGAGCGGGTTTTATGGCTAAACGTTCCTTCCATTCCCGCCTGTATCTGCGTTCGCCAGGTGAACGTTTCCAGTGCCATGTTTGCTCCATAAAAAAAGCCACCCGAAGGTGGCTTGTGACAATATGAGAAGGAAATTAGCGGGTTTCACAACCAAGCTGAGACTTGTCGATAATCTGCGTGCCTTCAACACGGTAACCATATGTGCCGAACAGAAATGCGTGGTTTAATTGATAAATAACAACATCGCTTAGGCCTACGGAACACTTGTCTTTTTCAATAGCCCGATCCATTGCAGTTTTAACGCTTGGAATGCCCAGCGGGAAAATAACAATTGGAGCTTTGTCTTCACCAGTCACACGTTGACCTTTTTCAAACTTAGCTGCGTTCAGGTTGTAATTTTTAGTACTACCAACGGTCATATCAGCAACACGAACAGTACAGCCAGACAACATTAAAGCTCCAAGAGCTAAAGCCACTACCTTCTTCATTTTAAGTTTCCTTTGATTGCAATCGGAAACATCTTAACATGATGAATAATGTGATAAAACAAACACCATGTCTCTTATCTTGATTTTGTTGCATTCCAGATGAGCCCACCAGGCTGCAGCTGTTTGGCAATCCCGGCACGAACAGACTGATCCATGGTCTGCTTGTAAGCTCGAGAAACAGCATCGTCATTGCCGGAACTCTGTTGCTGAGAGTTCTGGTTCTGCACAACAACAGACGTTTGAACAGTAACATTGCCAGCGCCAGCGGATTGCAATCCATACATGGGCGCGGTGCCAACATACCCGCCGTTTGCATAGCCCTGAGCACCCCGCATAAGCGCATAAAGATTACCGACACCCAGCGCACTGGTCGCTTCCTTCGTAAACACAAACTCACCACCGTGAACTACGCCTTTCGGTTGGTACTTACCACCATCACCGGTGTAGCCACCGCTATCGAATCCCGGCACCAGACCACCACCAGAGAAACCAAAGAAGGCACCGACACCCGATCCACTAAAGGCTGATTTCATTCCATTAACCAGAGCCAGTTGCGTCAGCATCTGGGCGATGCCCTTAAGGAAGGTAGTCAAGAAATCTGAGAAGTTTGATTTACCAGTAGTAAAAAAGTCAGTAAGTGTGCTGGCCATCCCGGCGAACGCATTGCTGGTAATCGTCTGCACCTGCGAGTAAACATTGGTCGCGCTGTCTTCAAATTCAGCCCAGCCCTTCTTCGCGCCGGTCAACCAGTCGCCACGCAACCTGTCCTCTGCATCATAGTAATCATTCGCCGCTTTAAGCTGCTTCTGATAGCTCTCGTCGTCAAGTGAACCTCCAGCATTCTTCCAGCCAGCGGCAAGCTGACTTTTCGCGAGTTCACGTTGTGCCTGACGGTCACTCATCCCTGCACCGTTCACTAATGCAGCCTGCTTCTCTGCCATCTGCGTGACGTATTTCTGCGAGGTATCCATTCGCTTGTTCAGCTGTTCCTGTGCGGTAATCTGATCACCTAACAGGGCTTTCTGCCGTGCCAACTGAAGCACCTGGTCTTTACTCGCCAGCAGGGATTGTTCCTGCTTTGTCAGTGAACGTGAACGCGAGGCCTCCTCCAGCACCTGAAATTTCGCTTCAGTCGTCCACAGATCTTTGCGCTGCTGGCTGATAGTATCGTTCAGCCCTTTATGCTGCTGCAGCGCGCGTAACTGTGCCTGAAGCGCCAGTAACTCGGCCTGGGCAGCATCCGTGCTGCGATCGCCAGCTGATAAAGTGCCCTGCTTTCCGGTTTTGGTCTTTTTGCCAAAAGCAGCGACTCCTTCCCGATCCTTCTGGGTGGTTGCGGTACTTATCTTTCTGGTCGTATCGAGGTATTTACCTGCACTGATATCAGCGGCATCCCAGTCTTTTTTCAGCTGAGAGATGCTGTCGCCATAAGCACCGGCCATTTTTTCGTTGTAGTCCTGCCATCCCTGCAAAGTATCTGTTTTCGCCCAGTCGGGAACGAGGTTAATAGCGGCAGCGATAGAGGAAGAAATGATCTGGTTCAGCTTCTGGAAAACGATCGCAACGCTGTAATAAATTGCGTTGAATTCCTTCAGGGTGTTTGATGCCAGTTCAGCTACCCACTGACCGATACTCTGCATGGCCTCAGACGCCCAGCCCTTGATACCCAGCCACAGGCGACCAAACGGTGTCAGCGAGTCGTAAGCCTGCTCCCCACGTATTGCCATCGTATCGCCAAACAGGTCCATAGCCTGCGTAACGGCCGCGGTCTGGTCCTTTTGCTTTATCAGATCGTCAACATGCTTAAGTTGTGAAACGGTCAGGAAATTATATTGTTCGTTGAGACTCTGCAGCGCTTTAACAGGGTCTTTTTCGATGTCCTTATAGGCTTTGGCGATGTCCTGCGCCGAGACTATACCGGTCTGAACCGCCAACGCCGTGGAGCCCGCTGCTTTTTCAAGTTGCTGCTGTGTCAGCGATCCCATGCCAACCAGCTCAGTCATCAGACCCTGAACGGTTCCTACAGTAGCTCCAGTAGAGGCAGCAATAGACTGGGAGGAAGCCATGATCTGGAGCGCTGACGTGCCGGCAATGTTGCCAGTCCTGATAATGGCCTTGTTGATTTCGTCGTAGGCGGTGAAGTAGTCCGATCCCGCTTTGGCCGCAATCAGTACAGCACCGGCCAAGCCACCAATTGCGACTCGGGCAGGGGTCACCATCGACAACATCGCTTTCAGCGCATTGCCTACACCGCCAAACGAATCACGGAGCTGACCGCCCTGCTGAATGGCAACCATATAAACAGGCATACCGGAAGCCAGTGAGGTCACAATGTCGGTAATTTGCATCGGGAGATAACGCATAGCATTGCGGTATTGCCCCGCGCTGATAGCCCCAGACTTCCACGCTTCCTCCTGCTCTTTCAGCTTTGCGATCATTGGTGCAGCACGATCGGATACGCCGAGTTGGGCAGCTTTTAGCTCTAACAGTTCTGCGCGCGTTTTTCCGATTGCTGTGACCTGCTCCTCCAGCGAATCGATAAAGGTTTTGCCCGCCGCAGCTGCACGCTGCGCTGCCTGAGCCTGTTCAATGCGAGCCCGCCCCTCTGCGGTTTCAGACTCCATTACCTGTGCCAGTTTTACCCGCGTCGTCTCAAGCACGCTGTTGTAACGAGTAAAGTCCTCGTCTCCCACCAGCCCTTTACCGCGAAACTTCGCCAGGCTCTCTTGGATAGTGTCCAGTTCATCCAGTGCCTTGTTTACCGGGCTGATTTTATTCAGCAGGTTCTGCAGTTCCTGACGCTGCTTCTTCAGGCTTTCGCTGTTTTTCTTCTGGTTATCGATACCGGTGCGGAACGTGCTGTTCAGGTCATCCGCTTTACCTGCCGCGGCGGACGCGGTCTCCTGAAAGCGATCCAGTGCCTGGTTACCGCGCTCCAGCTCACTGGTATTTACGCGCAGGGAAATCGTGGCGATATCGTTACTCATTCCGCCCTCTCTTTATGCATAACTTTTAGTGCGGCGCTCTCCATGATTCGGATGTCCGAAAGTGCGGTTGCCTCGTCCTCGACGTGGTGCAGACGCATTACCCAGGGCAGCACGTTGTAATCAAGCCCTGATGCACCACCCATGCCCGTGCGCCACTGCGTACTGACAGCCTGAAACACCAGGAATAAAGGCCATACATCTGGCCAGACATCTACGAAATGATCGTCATAGTCATCCGGCGTAAGCCCGTAAGGCGCCAGGTCTGCCGCTGTGGGTTCAGGCGTATAGAATGCAGAGGCAACCGCTATCAGTTTTTTTCGCGTTGCCCCATCAGTTCGCGATAGTAGGTTTCAGGGATAGCCTTGATCGCCGCCGGATAGTTCTCAAGCAGCAGCGACAAGTTTTCCGCGTTAAATGCATCAGGAAGTGCCCAGCCAGAAATAATTTCCATCAGAAAATCAGTGGCAGTTTTGCCTTCGAGTTTTTCCAGGTCAGCCAGCTCTTTAAGTGGTTTATGATTGAACGTGAATGTCAGCACGCCATCCTCATCGCCAGCGCGCGGGATCGAGACGTTGGCCTTAAAAGTTGGTTTGGGCTGAAGGGTGAATTTAGTCGCCATTGATACCTCTTACGAAAAAAAGCCTCCGTGATGGGAGGCATGGAATGGTGAAAGCTCTGACGGGTCAGGCGGCAGCGTCAGTCACCTTGTAGAACGTCATCGCCGGTGACTGCAGGTTCAGCACCACACTCACTGTCTCTACCTCGTTAACCGCAGTAGTCGGCGTGTCGTCAAAAGATGCCGTGGCCGCCCAGTAACGGTTCTCCTTCGCCTTCGGCACGTACATGTACGCTGCGACTGTCTCTTCGTCTTCATCCAGCTGGCGCAGCAACGGATATACCGGGAGAGTTGAGTCGTGAGCGATAGAGTAGGTCTGAGAGACTGCGGATTTATAGGTGTTCAGGTTGCGCTGGCGATCATCGCTGAGGAACTGAATCTGCGTGGTGTTCTGATCACCACCTGATTTCGAAACCTCAGTGATTTGTGGCAGTTCGGTCCATTCTTCAATTTTGCGAATAGAGCCGGAACCGCCGCCCGCCGCGTATTTGTTTGTGTTTGTGGTATTGATGTTGCGAAGAGTGACAGCATTCTCCGCAATCGCGTCGATTTTCGCGATAACGTTATCAATACCCGACCAGTTGCAGTTCACGTGAACGATATCGCCGACCGCGATATCGTCTGCGGCGCTAACGGTGATCACCGCGTGCTCAGCATTCGTCGCGCCGGTGAACGTAATGGCCGGGCCGTAGCCCGATGCCAGATAGACATGAGCGCCGTTAGGCAATGCAAAGCCCAAAATGGTTACTCCTTTAGAAACGGGAAAACCGGCTCAAGGCCGGTCAGTTGTGGGACGTCACAGAGGGAATCAGTTGGTAATGTCTGCCCGATAATTCAGGCTGACAGGAACGGTGTAGGACACAGGTGTAGGGACGCCGCGGAATATGCCAGGCGCGCTGCTAATCCAGCAGGTAAAGTCTTTGCCTGCAATTTCCAGCCCCTCGGGGAACAACTCCGCTACCCTGCCCGCCAGGGCAACGACGGAGGTACGGCCGGACCCGGCTGGCGCCACGACATTAATCTGGTACACGCCAGAATAAGTCCGGCAGCGCAAGCCGAGATCAATTGTTCGCGGCGTAACGGGCATATCGTGAACGACCAGGTACATCTCGTTAGCAGGAGGTGTAAACGGCACATTCTCCCATGCAACAGAAATGCCTTCGGCATCGGCCCAGGAACCCAATCTGGCGGCCAGTGCAGATGCAGTATCAGGAATCACCTGGACACCTCCTTGATAGCTTCCTCAAAGAAGCGTTGAAACTCAGCAGCGGTTATACGGACCATTCCGCCCGGTGCCTGTGTGGAATGCCCCATTTCCAGCGGGTAGGCATAGGGCACGTTGTTGCAGAAATAAATGGCCTTCATCCCGACTTTGAAAAGCGACAGCGTGTAGTTCCCGGCCGCTTTTGTCAGGTCGCCGGTCTTGTCTATTCGCCCTGTTTCATCAGTTGTCGGAGCATCAAACGATACCTGCCAGTTGCCCCGAAACCGTCCACCGGTATACCCGGGCGGCGCTTTGATATCCATCCCATCCACCAGTCGAGCTTTCTTCTTAAGTCGCCCGGTTTTAGTCAGGTTGGCAGGGTCCGATTTTTGCGCTTCGTTATGGTCGTATACCGCCTGATTGTAAGAAGCTGCCGTCTGGTTGATGCCCCAGAGTTCGGGGTTGCCGACAGGTGACATCATCACCAGTTGATTAAGGATCCGAATGCCGACAGCACGTACGGCCGCTTCCTGATTCGCTTTGGCTTTGTCCACGAACGCGGTGATGGCAGCCGTAAACGCCTTATTATCACTCATGCTATGCCCTCAACTGAGATTTGTAGCAGAGCACCACCGCACCCGGTTTCACGGGGTTAGGTTTTACTACGCGGTGGCTTACGCCGTCCACGACGATCAGATCGCCGGTTTTAATTTCCTTCTCAGCAGTGAAGACAATCCGAATATCTCCGTTTTCAATGACGGTTCCATCAATTTCGCCTGGCGCGTAATCCGTCTTCACTCCTGTGGCGGTGAACTGGATATCATCGGAACGATGCTCCACACCACCGATGATGATTAACGTGCCCTTACGCGTGACGTTGTATGCAATGCCGTTCTGCTTGAGCATACGAGTCGCTGTCGCCTGCATTCGCTGATAGTTGATGGTCATTACGCGCGCTCCGCGAAAGCATTGATTGCATATCCACGCCCACCAGCCAGGTCGCCGAGAATAGCCATTACCGCCGGGTAGGATGGTGTGAACACCTCACCATCGGCAACCGCATAGGTTATGGTAACGGCGCCTTCGACACGTTCGGTTTTAACCGCGGCCTCACGAACGCTTGAAAGCAAATCGCCATCAATTGCCTCGATAGCCAGCATGCATTGTGCGGTGATAACCTGCCGTGGCACCTGGTCGGGTGGGAAGTCGTGTCCATCCAGAATGACATTTGCGCGTGGCCAGGCCAGAGGCTGTCGAGGGTCTGCTTTGGAACCTACCCAATCAAGCCCTTCCAGGTAGTCCATCGCCTTAATCAGTAACGGTGCGAGCTTTTCAGGCAGCTCAATCCCTCTCAGCGCGGCAAATGACGCCAGTTCATCTTCGCTGGCGTAACTGTTAACGTCAGCGGCGGTGATATCAGTATTAATCATCTGAGCATCCGGTGAATGGGGCTTACGCCCCATCGATTAGCCAGCTGCAGGTGCGGTGAAGGTGATTTCCTCACTCGATTTAGCAATACCATCAACAGTACCAGTGACTGTGAAAGTACCTGCCATATCAGAGGTAAGTTTGACCGTTGCCCCACCAGCAGAGCCGGTTTGAGAACTGGCAGTGCTGAGCGTGCCGCCGGTTGAATTCCAGGCAACGGTTTTGCCGGAAACACCTGCGCCGTTTAGCGTGTACTTAAGGGAAATGGTGACCGCATCGGTGCTGTCAGCGGTTGCGGAGGTTTTATCCGCTGACAGCGTTACTCCCCCGCTGCGGATCCCAGCTTAATCAGCACGCCAGCCGTAGATTTGTTACTGGTGAAGTGCTTCTTCCAGTTACCCGCAGTGCCGATGGCGGTCAGGTCAGGGTTATCGCCTTTGGAGGTATCCCAGCTGTAGCCCAGCAGGTCAACGTTCACCACGCCTTCAGCGCGATAGCCAACCGCAAGGTTTTCCTGATCGTTGATATCGTAGGAACGGAAGCCCGGCGCCTGAGATTCGGTGACGGTAACCGCTCCGGCCACCAGCCCAAGGATCGCATCAGCGTCCATGGTGTCGGTAACCAGGACAGGTTTACCCAGGGTGCCCGGCTGCCCGCCGTAAACCACCACCCCCGCTTCTTCATAGATTTTGTTGGCGATCGCCTCATCCACGATGTCGAAGTAAGTGGCGGAGTGCATAACGAAGAGCACCACACGGTTGAACTTGTCGCCGTACTTACGCAGGCCGCGCGTCAGGGTCTTCTTGCCGTCTGTTTCGATATCGGCGGTAACCACCATGTCCGCGTTGGCGCCAATAGCAGCCGTCAGCGCCTTCAAGCCGTATTTCACGTAGCCTTCCAGCGTCGCGTCAGCCACATCAGTGCCGATCACTTCGGAGAACTCGTCAACCGAGCGGCCGCGGCGTTTGAACGCTTCTTCAGTCGTTTCGTATGGACCGTATTTCCACGGCGCTTTGACGGAAACTGCTTCGCCGGCGCCAATCTTCTTACCCGTCACTTTTTCGGTGGAGTTAACGTCACGCGATTCGATAGAGCCGCCAACCTTGTAGAAGGCACGCTTGCGGAAGTCGCCTTCAATCAGCTCGTTATCCAGCAGGATCGCGCCGTTGGAGGACGCGTTGAAAATAGCCAGGTTGTCCTGGCGGCGCTCGAGGAAAGCGGTCTGCGCCAGGTCGTCATAAATAATCAGATCACTATTAACAGTGGTAGGCATGGGTTAATCCCTTATTTCGGAAGTTTGAGGAAGGCCTGCTGGCCATGCTTGCGGATGTAGTCCGCTTTGTCGCTGGCGCTCATTTCGGAACGTTTCAGGCTGCCACCGCCGTTTGGTTTGTGTCCACCTGCGCCGGTGCCTTCTGCGCGTGGGAACAGATGCGGAGCCGTCTCCTTTAGAGACTCCGCCCACTCAAGTGGGCTTAGTGGAGTTTTGCCGTCTTTACCGAACAGAACATCGCCATTTGCATCAACTGCTACGGCCTCGCCTTCGTCGTTGAGCTGGAATGTGCCTTTGGCACGCAGAATCAGATCGTCGGATGCTTCCGGCAGCGCGCCAGCTTTTGAGGCTGCTGCACGGATTGCATCGCCCAGAACCCGGTCCCGGAATTTGTTGGAGAACGCTTCGGCTTTGTCGGCGCGTTCATTTGCGGCTTTAATCTGCTTATCAACGTCAGCACGCAGACGCTCGGTGCGCTTATCGAGCACCTCATCAATTTTCCCGGCGGCAATCAGCTTTGCCTCTTCGTCGTCGGAAAAACGCTGGAGGATCCCACGTACAGCATCAGGATCGATACCATCGAAGCGTGACAGGGTTTCTTTTTGCTGCTTGATGGTGCCCAGCAGCTCAGAGTTTTTTGATTTCAGGCCTGTGACTTCGCTGGTCACACGCTCATCAATCAGCTTCTGGATTTCTGGCGTGATTTCGATACCACCGCCACCGCTGCCCTCTCCGCCGTTTTCTGGTGCGTAAAATTTCAAGAGCATGTTTCGAATTAACATAATTTCCCCTTGGGATTTTGCCGGGCCTCGCCCATAAAAAAGCCCCGGCGGATGCCAGGGCATGAAGAAAGTAATGGTTGTTAGTAGTCAGTACCTGAGAGCTGTTTCAGACGTTCCAGGCTGATCCATTCGCCTTTGTCAGTGAACATATCAGCCAGGTCGATTTCACCCGCGCGGAACAGACGGCCACGCTCGGCACCCAGAACCTGATCCTGCCGTTGAGCTGGCTGACGCGCGAGCCATTCAAGATACGTGGTATTAGCAGGTACCTGCCCATCCATGCTGGCGCGTGTACCATCATCCATTTCATCGATATCAATGCCGAGTTCGCGCCAGGATTTAAGGATTAGGGTTTCAGTTGAACGGCAGCAGAAATGAATTTTCCCGGGTCCCTGCAGGTAAGGCACCTTATGCCCGACCGGTTTGTTATCCAGGGTGTAGCGCAGCAGGTCACGAATAATGCAGTCATGGCTTGTTTTATTGTCCAGCGTAGACAGCCACTGTTTTCCTTTCACGATATCGCTGTTGGCACTGGTGAAGCTGTTGCGTGCTGTGGCAGCCAGATGATTCACGGCTGTTTTAGCGATGCTGGCGGCGTTTGCCCTGCTCATCTGCAGCGCGCCGTCGCGATAGTCTTTGTTGGCGTGACCACGAACATTGCGCGCGATAGTTTCTACCCTGTCGCCGGCAAGATAACCCCGACGTATGGCGTTCACGATACGCGCCAGCCTGTCCGATTCCAGATTCTCCGCCCACTCACTTAGTAGCCTCCCCTGAAAGGGTTGCGCCATCGCCGCGGCATAGACCATATCGGCGGTAATGGTCTGTAATGGATAGTGTTCAAGCACCTGAGAAGGAAGAAGAGAATCAAACAGACTGAGCTGGTAACTTACTTCGTTCTGTGCGAGAGACATTAACTCTCTTTCGAGGCCAGTTTGCATTGAAGCAACGGCCTGATGATTAAGTTCGCGTACGCTGCCGAGTAAGCTTTCGAGACGTGTAACCGTGAAGCTATCAGCCGGGAGCCTGTCCAGCGCATCCAGTAGACGTGCCGACAGGTCAGCATCCGTCTCGTTAAGCAACTTCACCATCCGGTTTGCCACGCCGGTAGCGTAGCGGCTTAACCAGACGGAATGTGCGATTGATTCATCGCGCAAGCTTTCGTTTACTGTTGCCATATCAGCCACCGGTCAATGTGGGGGCTTGGTTGCGAAGTGCATCAATCACTTCGTCCGGGCTGTCGGCCGGGTCGATAAGGTCAAGCTTCTGCAGTGCGCGAACCATATCGCTGTCGCGCAGCGCACCGGACTGCCAGGCGTTGACGATTGCCGTCACCATGCCCGACTCGGCAACCTTCGCTATGAATTCTTGGTTGATGGTGTAACTCGTCGTTTCGCCCTTAATGCCGAGGTATTTCGCACACCAGCCAAGCGCCAGCGTATAGGCCTCAGAAACGTTTGAAACGCAGATACCGAGCACGGATGTGGAAGATGTTTGCTCACCACTCGCCTGGGTTGCCGTCTTCGCCGTGGCGTTCTGCTCAATCAGCCGCGCGCCCAGCTGCACCATGTAATCGCGCTTACTGTCCATGGCCTCTTTAGCCAGCATGTTCGGCTGCGCCTGGGCATAGCCAAATGAGCCATCTCTGGGAAGCATCAGTGGTGAACGGGAACCAATTTTCACTCCGGTCTTCTCAAGGTGATCGCGCCAGTTGGTATCAAGCCCAGTCATATAAGGCTGCACCTGGCCACAGAACCACACGCTGTCCTCATAGTCAGCGCTGTTCCGGTAATGGCCGTGGTTTATCTCAACCAGCGCGGCCAGCGGGGAGTCATCGATAGTGGGATCGTTGTTCTGTGCACCGACAAAAGTGAACGGGATTTCGTCCCAATAGTCCTTTCCTTTCGGCTTAGGGTGGTACTCACTGTCAACGGTGTAGGTTCCGCTTGCAGTGCCACCAGCCCGGCGCCATACCCGGCAGATGAACCGCCCTTCTTCCAGCGCCAGCTCGCGGTACTGAATTTCATCCTTGTAAGCGTAACCATCCGGCTCTTCTACGCATTCGCGCAGGACCACCAGCACCAGCTGATCGCGTCCGTTAATACGCTTTGTTCTCCAGTTGATGATGTTCTCTGCCGGATAGCGGAGGATGATCGCCTCATCGGAGGCTTCAGCGTAATCGACGTAAATGCCCTCTCGCGCAACCTCCAGCAAGTTCTCGGTCACCAGCTGCGACTGCTGGTAAATACTGGTGCCGGCCCCGTCAGCATTGTCCAACATGTATTTGAGCTTTTCAGGACCGTTAAACGTGGGGTCCTTTCGATACGCCATCCCAAGCATGCCGATCTTCGTATTGCCTGCTATGGCGTAGAACACCGCGCGGCTCAGATAGTCCTCATTACGCTTTTTATTGCGTAATGATTTATCGGTTGGGTCGAGATACGGCAGATACTTATTACCTGCCCCTTTTACGGCCTCGGCCCCTTTGCAAAAGTCCCTGTATTTCCGCCAGGCAGCAGAAGCCGCCCGGTGTTCTGGTCGAACCCAGGTGATGTCGTCGTTTGCCATATCAGAAAGTGGTGTCCATGGTGATTGAGTATGCCGGCTTCACAATGGGGTAATCCTTCACGATGAAGTACCCACCAGCATCATTGGGGTGATCGTTATCCGCTGATTTATCCGGTTCGCCGTTCGCAGCCCAGACTTGTTGTTCAAGGCTTTCGGTATAGACCGGGCAGTTCTGGACGTTGACCAGATAGCGGCGTTCGCCGTTGGCGTTACAGAACATGGCGTTCATCGAGTTGATACGGTCCTTAACCGGCGGGTTGGCATCATCAACAATGACGCTGAATCCGGCTTCGTTGAGCTGGGCGATATCGGTCTTACTGGCGTTCTGGGATTTACGGGAATCGCCTGAGGCATCCGGGTAAATATAAATCTCCCGGTTTTTCACATAGCGGCCATCCTCGTAGCGCCAGAATTCCTCCTGAATGCGCTTAATCATCGCCGGCGTGTCGTAGACCTTCACTAACTCACGAACAGCGCGCGGCAGGCCGTTACGCTTTACGTGAACAATCGCGGCCATTTTCCCAACGTTGAAGTCCATGCCGATAAACAGCGGATCCCCATCCTGAACCTCATCAGAACAGTTATTGAGCTTACGGTTGAACGTGTGGTAAATGGTCCCGCTGTTGAGGTTGGTGAATTTGCCGCGCAGATAGGCCTGAATCAGTTCGTCAGGGTATGAGCTCAGCAGCGATGGGATGTAATCAGGCGGTAGATTCTTCGCATTGTCAAACGTGCTGGCCTGAATCAGTCCATAGAGGGCCGCGAGCTCCGGCTTTTCACGAACCGCCTTCACGAACTGCTGGTAGACGAATTTGAAGCCTTCCGGCGTTGTCGTTACATCGATGCCGTTACGCAGCCCGTCTACTTTGTAGCGCATACGGGCGATGATTTTTCGCCAGGCCTGCTGCGCTTTGGCTGCCGCCATGACGTCCAGCTCATCCACCATCGCATTACCGATTTTGAAACCAACTATCGAGCCAGGTTTCTCCATCGAACGGCAGATTGTCGTCCCGCGGTATCGTCGCCCCTCGTAGAAGTGAACCTCTTTGTTCCCCTCGTTGATTTTGACGCTCAGCCCCCAGTCAAAGGCCACTTCCTCAATCGTCGGGTAGAAGATGTCACGGATCTGCGGGTACGTCGGCGCGAAATAACCCTGGTTGATTTTAGGGTGCTCCCACATCCCCTTACAGATGCCGCCACAACCCACCCACGTCTTACCGGAACCGAACCCGGCAACGTAGGCTTTGAATTTGTGCTGCATCGCGAGGAAACGCGCCTGAGGAATGTTAAGTGTCGGGCTGATCCCCATCTTCCGCCCTCGCGTCCACTACATTGATATTGATCTGAACTGGGGTCGGTTCGTCATCATCACCATCACCGGCCAGCTCTTTGCGGAGTTTCTCAACCTCCAGCTGCCGGCGGTCGATTTCGATTTGCTGGAGACGTTGAGCGAACTCGCTATCCGCCAGGCCGAGCCGCTTCATTACCGCTTCAAACATTCGCTCACGGCTGATAGCGGTTATCTCGACGCCATTCTTCCCCAGCTTCACACCGGAATAAGCCAGAGCAGCAACAGGGGAGAGTTTCCGAGTATCGGCGAAATACGGCTGACCAATACCATCGCCGTTGCAGCGCGGACAGCCTGGGTTAGGCTCTCGGGTGTGATCGTAGCCGTAACCTCCAACATCGACTGGCTCACGCTTATCGCGTTCTGTAGCTTCGAGGCGCTTCTCTTCGAATTCCACCATATCGCGCCACTGGTACTGGTGACCGAAGCCCCAGCAGTAACGACACGCGCCGCGGCGATACTGCGAAAGCTGGTTTGCATCGAAGGTGGCAAGCTGCCACATCTGCGCGAGGACTTCATCGGCACCGCCAAGCGTGCGAGCAATGGAAGCTTTCTGCTGTTGTGCAATAGCCTGGGCAACTGAAGTTTTCTGAAGGAGTTGATAACCGATTTGTTCAGCGGATTTTTTGCTGTAACCCGCCCTGATAGCGGCTTGTGTGGCGTTACCATCCTTTAGGTATTCTGCGACAAAACGTCTTTGCTGTGCCGTTAATCCATCATCATCCACCAGCTCTTCTGCGCTTTGTTCTTTTTGCGCAGTGCGCACTTTTTTCTGCGCAGTTTTTCGCGCAGTTTGCGCAGAAGGTTTTTTAATATATCGACGGGCGGTAGCGTAATTCAGTCCCTGCGCTTCACACCATTCCTTTGGTGATACGCCGGTTGCGGCATGTTCGGACAGGAACCGTTGCTGAAGCTCGCCCCAGTCCGGTTTTGCCATATTAACTCCAATAAAAAACCGCCCTTAGGCGGTTAAATTTTGAGATTTAAAATTTTGGTGCTAAGCCATACTTCGGCGTCTTTATGTTAGCAGCCCAGACTTTGATATCGTTCTGAAGCAACAAAGTGAAATCTGACTTGAGGTGGTTAACCATCTCATTGACCTTGCTTGCATCATTCACTGCAAAGTGTTCAATCTTGTCTGCTCCGACTGATACACAAGTGTAAGTTGCAGGCACATCCTTCCCGTTAGCATTAAGCCGCACCTTCTCATCTCCACAACCACCATCGGACATATAGGATACGAGCATATTAGCTGACTCCCTCCCCGGTTGAGAGATGCTTATCATGACAGGCAATCCCTCTGAGGTCTGGGTAATGTCGTAGAGTACAGCATCTTTTTGATACCAGGTATTGTATTCTCTTTCCTGAAACGCTGCGTAGGATGGCGAAGAAATCGTCGCCAGCAAGGCGATTGTAATAAAGTGAATTTTCATCGGTTGCTATTGTTTTGTTTAGGCAAAGTTATTATCCATATTGTGCCAACAGCAACAACGACGTAAGATTATTCCTACTATTTTTAGTGGTACTAAATTCTCTTTTAGCAACCGTTAATTATCCATATATCTCATATCAATAAAGCATTATAAATCCCGGTAATTTGCATTAAGTAAAAGCTAACTCCATGGTAACGAAAAAAATTTGCAATCACCTCTCAATACATTATCAGCATTCTACAGCATCAACCTTATTTTTGGTGAGCTTTTTCGAATGGCGAACTGGCTGCTATGTTTCGTCCATGATGTCTAATAACAAAGAGTCACTTATTAAACAAATAAGCGAGTATGCCAGGCTTAACGAGCAGGAAGAAATCCAGTTGCGCAAGATAATCAGTTGATTGATTCATCCGCTTAATCTTATAACTATCATCAAGCCCACCAGCAGGTGGGCGTTGTAATGGCTGCCACTACCCGGAGTGGCCACGCTCATGCCCTTGAGTTGCTGTCGCTTCATCGCCGCTTATAACCGGTGCGCGTCTGGCGTTCGCGCTGCTTTACCGGAGCATGTCCCCTTATTTACCCTCACAACGGTCTGCTATACCTGCTCGCCATTACGCGACTCGGGGCAGCATCATGGCTGCTGCATGGCCTTATGGCTGCGGTCAACCCGCTTACTGTTTCAAGGTCTTTAGCCCATCCACCAGTGAAAACAATCTGAGGAATTTCTTAATATCCCACGCTTACGCTTGTTGTTATCTGCCTGGCTGCCAGGCTATACATGACTCTGATGCGGAGAATGCCAACTCCGGGGAACATCAATAAAAAGAGCAACGAAACTGAGACTCCTGTAGCCCTCGCTGAGAGGGCTTTTTTTTCAAAAAAAAGCCAGCTCGGACAGAACTGGCTGGGTCTAGCAGTAAGTAGGTATTACTTCGCACTCATTTCGACGTGTACCCTATTCCTTTAGTCAAGCATTCAGACGCCGGGTGCCTCCCGGTGGACTTGCATCACTCCGCAAACCCGCAACACTACGTCCAGCAGTGACTGGTTGCCCCTCCGCTCAGGGGGATTCATCTGTATGGCAGAGATATCGAATCACTCGTGCCATTAAAATGTAGCTGACAGACAAAATAAAGTTGTGAGCATTGTTAAAATTCTTCGCTAATCATTCATTCCGTATACCCATCAGGCATTAGAAGAAAGTAGATTTTCGTTCCTTTGAGTTATTTATTTAATACACCTTTTTACTTTTGAGAAATGGATTACATTTACATTCTCTTGTAATGATGACCCCTTTGGTCTCCCTTCCGAATTGCAGGATTTCATTTCGGAAGGGACTTTTTTCCTTTCCCGCCTTGATAAATACTCATTGTTTTCTAGACTGTTACATAGACTTTGCTATGTCAGGTGAAGTCGTCGTTCAGGACTACCCGTGTGCTCAAGGATGAGCCACCCTGATTTGTTCAAGCTTTTCCCTGCTAATTAATCATCTGCGCCACAAGAATTGTCCATTTGTATAACAGAATTCTCAATATTTGCTACGGTTAAAGTCCAGAGGAGAGACTGTGTCCGAACCTCAGGGATGAGGCTCAATTTTTCTCGCAATTTGCTTTCCATGCTTTGTTATGCGCCAGGATGTCTTTCTTCGTCTGGCGGTCCAGAACGTCGATGTCTTGATCCGTCAGGAAGATTGGCTTCACCCAATCGCAACCGGTATCAACCACCACCGGGACGCTTCCATTCGTTACGCAGCTCGCGATCAACATCGTCGCCAGGCATATGATTAACAGTCTGCTGTACATTGCTGGCCTCTTTCGTTGTTTCTACCCTGCGTTCGGCTGCTGCGACCATTGCCGCTGCGTTATCTTCGGTTCGCTGCTGGTCGGCTTTGGCTTCTGCTTTGCTGGTGCCGCGAAAATGGCCCAGGCCAAAAGCGCCGGCGATAGCGGAAATGACCAGTGCGGCCAGCCCGATTATTGTCTCGATACCCACACTCACCTCATACCAGAACTGATTTCGCCAGGTTAAACAACGTACGGCGTTTTTCCAGCCCGTTGCGGCCGCCATTGATTAATAGTGTCACGCGCTCAACGTCGCCGGAATGAAGAAGGCAACCGCGGGAGGCATAGAACCATGCGGCTGAGCGCGCGGCGTATTCATCCTCTTCAAGCAGTTCCGGGTGGGTTACAAGGTCCAGTTTCAACGCCTGGCCACAACTGCGATAGTTACTCAGACCAGTAACCTGTTTCAGCCCGCGACCGCGATATTTCCATCCATCACCGGCAACCTGATTGCCCAGGTGTTCTTTTCCCCACTCACCACCGTATACCAGATTAGCGATCGCTTTCTGGTTTGCCGGTTGCGTTGCCGTTCTGCCAAGTGCAGCGGCTTGCTGTGATGTGATGCGGTGGCTGCCGAACGTCGGCACCAAGTTTTCTGCCGCATAATTAAGATTTTCCACCACACAGGTAAATCTGGAGCTTTCATGCCCCATCTGGGCAATAAACATCGCCTGATCAAGCGGTGTGGTTATGCCGTATTCCTTCATAGCGGCGTCGATATGCGGAAACCAGCGCGCAGCTAACCCGGCGCTGATACCAGCCGCCTTCTGAAATTGTGTTTGATTCATTAGTGCCTCAGATGATCAACCAGACGTGCAACGTTGCCTTTGACGGCCACCAGCACGGAAAGGAATATGATGTTTGCCGCAATGGTGGCCCATGATGAATGCGGGTAAATCCCACACAGGTACGCCAGCGGTACAGCGCTATAAGTGACGGTAATCAGCCAGGCTAAACGCGAAATCCATGGCCGATGCCGCGAATCACCACGGCGATAAAACATCAGAGTAATTACAACTCCGGCGCAGAGCAGCGCGTTGATAGTTGCTGTTGGGTCATCTAGTACCACCTGAACCTCCCCGGCGCGTTATCAGCGCCACCAGCGAGCCAATGTCCTGCTTGTTCAGGAACGTAAGGATTTGAACGGCTAACGCAGAAGCTATTACGGCACCGATAGCATCCAGAGGCTTCTCGGTGTATCCCGTCCAGGATGTGAGTTTTGAACCCAACAGCCCCGAACAAAGAATGCCGACGATATACGACACGAAGAAGTATGCCAGGCGACGTAACACACTCAGGTCAGCCGCTGTCGCTATGTAAAATACGGCGCCCGCAAATGCACCAAAAACAACACCGTAGTCAGTTCCGGTCAATAGACCGTAGACACTGGCTCCAGTCAAAGCTAAACCGGCCAGCCCCGTGCCGGAAAATGGATCGGACATCGGCCCCCCTCATATTGCTGTGAATCCTCTCAGTAAATTTGAGGGGAAATAAAAAAGGCCACCCTGAGGCAGCCTGTGTTCTTCAAATTATGTTCATAAAGGTGGGGATATGGGGCCTTCCAGAACGACCGCTTCACCGTTATGGCAAAGATCGTAGCCACGAGTTAGATGCCAGACGCCTCTGATTATTTTTCCTGTAACCATATCTTCAGTTTTACCGTGCGAAAAGTAGGCGATCTGGACACAGTCATTGTGTCTAATCCAATAATATCCCTCTTTCATAATTCACCTCTTAAATTGTTTCATTTAGAAGTGTATATGACGATTCAGAACCTGGTGGTCGACAAAACGTTTTTTTTGAGGATGTGGCGCCGGGTGCCTCCCGGTGACTTATCTCTGGTCGTCAAAGTCGCGTGCATACCTGCACATAGCAGTTAACCAGACGCCCCATCGCTTAGATGGGATTCACCACATTCATAACTAAAACAAGAAACATTCATCTGGTCAATGGATGATTAATAAATGAAAAAAAAGCCTGCTCGGAAAAGCAGGCATAAATAGCTAAGTTGGCAATAACTGAGGGAGTGGTGCCGGGTGCCTCCCGGTGGAAATGATCACAGCATTCATTTCCGCGCGCTGGTTGGACACTCTGGAGAAATGTCCTGCTGAATCGCCCCTCCGCTTAGGGGGATCCACCACAAAAATGCTTTCAGAAACATCCATTACTCAGGATGCTTAAAAAGCATATGTGCAGTATGAAGAATCTGCCACGTAATCAGATGAATATATTCATTTAAATGGTTCAGGCAGAAGGCCTTCAATCACCTCTGCCTCTCCGTTGTGACAAATGTCCTCTCTCTGCGTCAGATGCCAGACACCAGTTATCAACTGGCCCGTTTCAAGGTCATCGGTTACACCATCGGTGTAGTAGGCTACCTGAATTCTGCCGTTGTGCTGTAGCTAGTAGAAACCCTCTTCCATTTTCCCACCAGCATGGCTGGGAAATTAGAAGTTACTACGGGGTTGTAAGGTTTTAGTAATTCTTAAATTGCTATAAAGCAAAAAGCCCTACGGGGTTAACCGCAGGGCTTTAAACGAAGGCAATAACCCATCGTTAGAGCAAAAATACCACAGATTCGGGAAAAGTAAATAGCTCACGATAAAATAACGCCCTATTTTGTTATCTGCTTCAACTGCGCATCGGCCCATGCCTCTTCGATGTCAAATTTGGTGATTAGCTGATCGTAAAAGGGCTTAACAGACTTCTTCCAGGTATCTAGGCTGATTGTATCCGTTATCTGGCGCACCGCAGCGTATGCCTCAGTTGAGGGGATACGCTCATATCCACGTCCGCCGCAGCGCTTACAGTCGGCCATAACCGGCACGCCCTGCTTTTCAGTGAGCTCCTGATTCACTGCTTTACCGCGCCCGTGGCAGTCTTTGCAGGCGCAACTGACAACTTTTTTACCTTCACAAGCCGAACATAGAACCCGCACCACCTCTTTCACCTGGCGTTTAACCTCGAAATCACTCGGAGATTGCTTAAGGTCTTTTGCCCACTGTGGAAGCCTCATGGTGTAGTGCGATTTCATCGTGAAAACATCAGCCTCAATGAATCCCTGCCCCGAGCAGCAATCACACTGTTTCACGCTTGCGGCGCTGCGGGAATAATCCTCAAAAGCGAAGGTGGCCAGCTGCCGCATTACCAGTGGCTTAACGGCATCGTCCAGCTTGCGCAGCGCGGCAACCTTATCGCATTTGGTTAACGCGTACTCAGCCAGCAACTCAATCGCCCTCGCCCGGTCGTTGTAACTGATGCCCATCTTTCCGAGGAAGGCACTGTATCCCATGGCGGCGCGTTCCTGGGTCATGCCCATGGCAGCCATAACATCACTCCCGGTCAGTGAATCTGAAGCAGTGGCGCGCGGAGAGTCGCTAATAAGCGTCGACTTGGCGAAGTGGTATTTGAGGGTATTTTCAAGATTCATGCGGTCTCCAGCTCAGTAATGGTGAGTTCTAATTTCCCGCCCTTAACAGCAGGCATCTTCACAACTCGATAGTCGACTACCTGGCAGTCATCCAGCCAGAATCCCGCCTTAGTTAAAGCGTCGAATGCAGCTTTTTGCAGGTTATCCAGATCGCGGCGCCGGCGGTCGGGCATGTGACATTCAATTCGGATTTTGAGTGGTGCAGCCGTTCGGATGTTTAGCCTGGCGCTTCGAATGACACTGGCCACGGCATAGCGGTACGCGACGCCATCAGCGCTAATGTGTGTACGCCCGCGGTTGTGCCGGTAATACCGGTTGTTACTCGGTGGCCAGGGCAAAGTGATTTGATATGTTTTCACGTTCACCCCCACATCCGGTTGCGCCAGCGGCTATCCGGGCGCGCTGGTGTATTTGAGGTCGGAAGGAAAGCACTGACAGTCCAGGTCACGTAATCCTTGTTTAGGCTGCGCTCAACTCGCACGCCGCGCGCTTTGTAACGCTTAACCAGTTCGTCGGCCTGTTCGGTGCTGCATTCGGTATGATGGAACCATGAATGTTGCATGCCCATCACCCCGCAAAGCCAAGCAGCTGCGCGGCGACATTTTCGGCCTCATCGCGACTGCGGAATGAACGAGACAGGACCCAGCGCCAAAGAACATCGAGCACAGCTTTATAGAGTTGTTGAAACTCGAGCTCGTCCATGTTGGCGAATGAAATGCTGCGAGGATGCTTTTTGAGTGTGCCGTCAGGTAGCTGAATAGCATCGAAGTGCCCTGCTTCGACGATCACCCAGGAGCGGTAAGCGTCAAAGGATTTGCACAGGCTAATGCCATTTGTGACCCGGCGGTATGCAACCTGCTCAAGATAATGCTCAGCAGCATCGATCAGCGCGCCCTCATTGCCGGCATACGAAGCCAGGAACTTGGCGTAGCCAGTAATCAGCTTCCTCTCGTTACTCGAGATAGCCCCGCCGGTTGGTTCCCAGTATTCAAAACCGAGATTGAGAAGCGCGAAAAAGCGCCGGTGAAATGCCGGGTTTCGTACCCGCCTGAACTCGGCAACAAGAATATCGCCGAGCCGGGTTTTTGATTGCAGGATATCCCTGGTCTCGGGCGTAGCCGGGATCAGTATTCCTGAATGGTGTTTGATAAGTTGTAATTCTAGCGCCAT